TACTACAGCACCTGGGTACCACCCCTGGCTAGTCAAGTTCGACCCTTCTGGTAAAGGCCTCTTCCTTGCACTATAAACAAAAATTAATTACTTTTTTGTTGCTTATGTACTTAATATAACAGACTTCTATTTAGAAGTCAACCTCTTTTTTACCAAAATATTAAATTTTTTGTAATCTAGGGTCTGTACTAAGTATGTTCTTTTCAGCTCTTGGTCTAGACAATCTTTTCTCAGCCATTTTGCGTATAATTGCTTTATGTGCTAATTCTGTCTTTCTTTTTTTGCGAGCTATTTCGAAGTCTTTGTAATTCATTGACACTCTCCTCGTTAAAGTTAAGTGCGTTCCTTCGCTTAATGCTACTTCCGGGCTTATTGCCTGAACGTTGTATTATTATTTAGTATCTAAGACTTGAATAAATTCGTTTTCTCTATCCAAATATTTAAAGTCAATCTTTACAGGATCAAACTTGTCTAGTGCATCAAATACTATTCGTGTGTCTAACTCGCCGCAAGTGTAGACATCTAATTGTATTAGTTTTGGAGATTGTTCGTCCCATATGTGTATTGCTACATGTGATGTTTCTATAATAGTAACACAAGTAAATCCTTTGTTACCTTCCATATCACAATACTTAACATAAGGACCCATCATAATCTTCATACCAATGTCTCTAATTAAATTAGAAGCCCAATCAGTAATAGTTTGTTCGTATATTGGAGGATTACTTACTTCTGCTCGTACTATTAAATGTTTATGTTTCATAAGTTTTTGTTTATGTATAATTTATACCTTATTTGAAATAAAAAGTCAACCAGAAAATTTAATCATAAAAATAGGCGCCGTAGCGCCTATTTTGTAATTTATAATTGCTAAATCTTAGCTGAAGCTTAGGTTTCCGCTGTTTACTTCTACTTTTTCTAAGTAGTCAGCTGCGTTACCAAGCGATGAAGCTGTGTTTGATAACTCAACATATCCGTAACGTGTCATAAATGATACGACTGGCTCGAATGATGTTGGGTCAAGCACAACGCCTGAGCTCATTAGCGGGATGTATGGGCAATAGAATGCCGCTGCATCTGATTCGCTTGAGCCTTTGTAACCAACTAGTACATCATCGTCAGCTGCATATGTGTTTACATATACTTTCATTGCATTATTCAATGTACCAACAAACTTAGTGTTAGTTGGAGCTTCAAATGAACCTTCAGTTGTTCTTGCAAACGCTGAAGTTGTTGCACTTTGTAGCACAGTTAAGATTGCAGGAGATACAACAGCCCAGTTACCTGCGCCTCTACGTGTTCTCTGTGCAATTCTATTTGCCGCTCTGTTAACTAGAACTGCTAATGCAGCATGTTCGTCACCAACAAAAGTTGCAGTACCACTTACACCAGCTTGGTTGTAAGTATCTGTACCTGTACCTGCTAATGTAGCAAGTGAACCAAGAATTTCTTGGTCGATTTCAGCAGTAATTTCTTGTGCTAAAGCAGCCATAATTTCTGCTTCAACGTCGATACCATGCTGTGACTGTGCGTCCTGTGCAGATTCAAAAGTCCAGCGAGCTGATAGCTTTCTAGTTTTTGCTTCTACAGTTTGCTTTAAGATTTGAATTGACAATCTGTTACCAGCTGCCCCTTCAAGTGCTGCAGTTGCATCAGCTTTACCTGATGTAGCATTACCTGAATATGCTTCAGCAATCTTAAATGGTGAAAGTGCTTCTTCTCCAGCTACTGCACCGGCTGCGCCTGCGCCTGCTGTATCTGAATAACGTACTCTCAATGTGTGGATTTGGCCCACTGGTCCTGTCATAGGCTGTACACCAACGATCTCGTTTGCGATCACAGTTGGCATTACACGTCTGATGACTGGTAAAATAACTCTGTTAAGAGTTGCAACATTACCGGCTGAGGTAGCACCTGCAGTGGCTGTCTCTGAAAGATACTTACGTGTATTTTCAAGAGTGCTTGCCATTACCTGTTTCTTTGTGCCTTGTAGGCCTTCAAGAAGTGCAGTTTTGGTGTCCTGCCAGCGACTTTCTAGTAGTTCTGACATTTGGTTTCTCCTTAATTTAATCCTGCAAGTCTGCGGATATCAACGACGTTGTTATCTATGCTTGCATTGTCATGACTTTTTGTTTCTTCTCTATTGCCTGTATGTGATGTGCCTTCTGTCAGTGTTGCCTTCTTTTCTGGAGTTTTACCGTCAATGACCGCCGGTAGATACTTGTCAAACTGTGTTTTAAGTTTGGCAGTTTGAACCGATTCCAGTAAATCTATCATAATTTCTTTTTGGTCCCTGTTTAGAGGAGCCGTTAATTCGGAAATTACTTCTTTTCTTTGAGCTTTATTAGCCATACGTTTGATTTCAGCTTGTTTAGCTTCTGCTAAAGTTTGCTTTTCAACAACCGCTTTCTTAGCTTCTGTTAGCTGCTTGTCTTTGATCTTAATAACTTTCATTAACTTTGCAGTCTCTGAATTTTCATTAAGATAGCTATTGCCATATTCTGCGGCAAATGCTTCAAACAGTTTACGCCCAAAATCATTTTTACGTGCTGCTTCAATATCTTCTTTAAGCTGACCAATTTCGTTATTTAAAACTTTGTCAGTAATAGAAGCTACTTTTGCCGCACTCTTTTCAACGAACTTAGTTTTAAGCTCCTTGAAGTGTCCCTTGGCTTCACGAATTAATCTTACTTTCGTTTCTGCTAGGTCTTTTTTATCTTCATTAAACTCTGCAATTTCTTTTGCAAGTGATTCGACAACAAAATCTTCGAGCATACTAAACTTGTTAGCCATACTCTTCTGATCTTCGTGGAGTTCGTTTACTTCCTTAGCTAATGATTCAACTACAAATCCTCTTAGTAGACTTGCATTTTCGCGCATAGCAACAGCATACTTTGCTTTTGCCTCCGCTAGTTGTTTACGATCATCGGCAAATTCTTCAATTTCTGAAGCAAGACGTTCACTAATCATAGAGTCAATAGCCTCTACCATTGTTGATTTGTCATGTTCATACTTTTGAGCGAACTCTTCGCGAAGTTCTGCTGTAACCGTTTGACGATTTTCTTTAATCCTCTGGTTCCAAGCTTCTTCGATTTCGTGGCGCACTTCTTCGGAAACTACGTCATTTTCAAAAAGTGTTTTTAGTGCATCCAACATATTATTCTCCTTTTATTGGAGTCGACTGATTATGTTAATCAGCGATTCTTTTAGATATTTTTGTGCCTTTGTGTCGTGTTTTGTAGCCTGTGCTAATTCGTAAGCCTGCATTCCGCCACGTGCATTCATTAGATGCTCGTAGATTGGTGTTGGGTATGCGCCAGGTGCACTAGGTTGTGCAACAACGTCTACCGTTATAATTTCAAAGTCGGAAACTTCTCCGTTACCGCTTTCACTAACGTTACCAGAACCTCTTGACGAGACACCTAGTTTCACACCTGATTGAATCATTGTGCTAACTAGGTTTCCCATCGGTGTTGGTAAAATTTTCATCTTTCCATAACCATTTGGACCGTCCATCCACATTTCAGTTATCATGTGGCTAACTCTATCCAGGTTAATATTAAGTCCTTCAGGATGATCAACTTCTCCGAGAACTGAATATCCTCCGCTTACTTGATCATTGAGAGTTTTGACAGCCCTGCCAATTTCATTTACAGGGTACACACGCTGATTAGCATTGCGTACTCCGCCTTGTATACAAATTCCTTTCATAAAAAGGTCTTTGCCATCGTTGGCATTCTCAACCACCATTTGGGCTTGGTCGAATGTCAGGTGTTCTCTTAATAGATTAGTTTTCATCCATCGTTCCTAAATTTAGCTGCCAATCATTGACTTTTTGTTGTCAGCTGTATCGCCTTGGCCTTTTTTCTCTGCGCCGTGGCCTTTTGGATTATTAGACATTGATTTTGATGCTTTTCCTCCAGGTACGTTAACGTTTCCTGCAGTATCTTCTTTTGTTGAATTAACTGCTAATCCGCCTGTTGTTCCTTTTGTATCAGCTTCTCCGCCTTTTACCAAGTTTGAAGCAGTGCCTCCCATGTCATTTTTACCTGCTACGACTGATTTGGCGTTTGCACCATTATCACCCATTGTAGCTGATACTTTTTCAACATATTCACGCATCTGCTCACCTGCAGATTTAGCTACTTCTTCGACTTCTTCGTCGTCACTAGCTTCGTCTACTTCTTCGTCATTTGCTTCAAAGTTATATGACTCTTCTTCAGCGTCTGCATCCATATCAGCATCGCCTTCTTCGCCTTCATCTTCTTCGTCGCCCATGTCATCTTCGTCGCCGTCTTTATCACCTAGCATATCTTCAAATTCTGCTTTAAGGTCTTCAAGTTCAGCTTCTAAATCCATAATGTCGCCTTTAGTTGCTGGCTCATCTGAGTCACCATCGCCCATGTCCATTGCCATGTCATCGCTAGTGTCTCCACCCATTGGTGCATCCATGTCCATATCCATGTCCATGTCGTCGTCGCCTTCAACTTCAAACTCGTCTAGGTTAAAATTTTCATTAGTTTCGTCGTCATCGTCTTTTGATGCTTCGTCAACTTCTTCGTCATCTGACTCATCTACTTCTTCGTCAGTTGCTTCATTAGTTTCATCGTCATCATCTTTTGATGCTTCGTCAACTTCTTTGTCATCATCTTTTGATGCTTCGTCAACTTCTTCGTCGTTTACGTCATCAGCTAAGATGTTTTCATAAATGTCTCTTGATTTTGCCACTACAATTTCGTGGAATAACTCTTCCGCTTTAGCACGGTCATTATTGACAAGATGCTCTAGCATCTCTTCAAATTTGTTTGTATCTGCCATTTTTATCTCCTATAAATGTTATACCTATGGTAAGGCTGTCAACTGTATTTACATATATGAAGGAAATGTGCGTAGAAATAGGCCAAAAACGGCTCGTTTTGGCCACAACCTAAGAAAGCTGGTGTGTTTTCATAAAATCATCTACTGTGATTGTTGTAAAGTTATCAAATTTATTTAGTTGCTCAGGGCAATAATTATCAGATGCTATTACCCTTATATATTGAATATTTCTGTGTTCTTTAATTACAGACACTGTTTGACGCAACCAATTTCCAAAAAAAGTTGCACCGTCTTCACTCTTTTTGTAATTAGGAGTATCTGCATATATGTTGTTAAATTTATCGTTTATGCCACGATAATCAAAACCTAGTATATAAATTTTATCATAACCATGTTGGCTAGCTAACCATAATGCTGTTGGGCCGCTTGACCATCCTTTGCTGGGATTAAACATATTTAAATCTTGTATACGTGAGTAAGCCTTGTTAGGATTAGTCCAGACATTGTGCTTTCTCTGATATCCATGCTTTGATATTTCTAATATCATTTTAACATCTACAGCAACAAGATAATCTGGTGCAAATGTTCTATACAATGCATTACACCCGTATGTGTTACCTAGATTAGGAAGTTCTTCTATGTTAACAGGTGATCTACTCGTACCATTACCGATTACAAAAGCAGTGCTATGCTTTTTGTATATTTGTGCTTTTTCTACTTGTTTGGGATCTGTTATAGATTTATTTTCACGTTTTTTAGCTTTAGCTAATTTACGTTGGGCTCTTAATTCGTGCCATTGTTCTTTGGTGTATAATCTTTTATCTAGTTTTGCCAATTATCATACTCCGGCCGCCTCAGCTTGTGCTGCTAGTCCATACATTTGTCTTACAAAGTCTATTTCTTTAGCCTTTTCAGTTGTATGTAGTTCAGCTGCCTTGCGAGCACGATTTAT